TACTTCTCCAGAACAGCTCCTGCTGCAAAGACCCAATCTGCTCAAACTCTCTCTGAGGGTGTAGATAGCACCAATGCTGAGGTCTCCTCAACAATGGAAACCTATCTGAGAAGCCTGGGTGCTTTCAAGCAAAACTGAATTTAATATTAATTCAAACTGTAAACAATCCCCTTTAGGTAAAGCAAATGTTCCAATCTGAGCATCTGCAGGAAAAGTGGGCACCTCTCCTGGACTATGAAGGTCTTGATGGAATCAAGGATTCACACAGAAGAGCTGTTACCGCTGTCCTGCTGGAAAACCAAGAAAAGTTTTTAAGAGAAGAGAGTGCGTTCAACTCAGGTATCAACCTGATGGAAACGCCAACAATGGCAGGTAATGCTGCTGGTCAACCAACTGGTAACCCCGCTACAACTGCTGGCTTTGGCGCTAATGCCACTGCTGCTGGTCCTGTTGCTGGTTTTGACCCTGTTCTGATCTCACTGATCAGACGTGCAATGCCTAACCTGGTTGCATATGATCTGGCTGGTGTTCAGCCAATGTCTGGTCCTACTGGACTGATCTTTGCAATGCGCTCCAGATATGAAGGTCAATCTGGAACTGAAGCATTCTACAATGAGCCTGATTCTGGATTCTCTGGTCAGGATGATGGCTTCAACCTGGAAGGTGGCATGGCTGATAAAGCCACTGGTCTGGGTACAACTGGTCAAGTTGGCAACAACCCATCTGTACTTAACCCTGTTGGTTCAGGTGGTTCAAACACTGACTACAATGTTGGTCAGGGTATGGCAACTGGTGATGCTGAGAATCTGGGCAATGGCACAGGTAATCAGTTCAATGAAATGGCCTTCTCTATTGAGAAAGTCACTGTTACTGCTAAGTCAAGAGCACTGAAGGCTGAGTACAGTCTTGAGCTTGCACAGGACCTGAAGGCAATTCATGGTCTGAATGCTGAAGCAGAACTTGCTAACATTCTCTCCACTGAGATCCTTGCTGAGATCAACAGAGAAGTTATCAGAACTATCTACAAGTCTGCTGAGCAAGGTGCTGTCTCCAATGTAGCAACTGCTGGTCAGTTTGACCTGGATGTTGACTCCAATGGTAGATGGTCTGTTGAGAAGTTCAAGGGTCTTCTGTTCCAAATTGAGAGAGATGCTAATGCAATCGCTCAAAGAACAAGAAGAGGAAAGGGCAACATTGTCATGTGCTCTGCTGATGTAGCATCTGCACTGACCATGGCTGGTATCCTGGATTATACCCCTGCCCTGAATGCAAACCTGAATGTTGATGACACTGGCAACACATTTGCTGGTACAATCAATGGTAAGTTCAGAGTTTACATTGACCCCTATTCTGCTAACCTGGCTGCTGGTAACACTGCTTCCAACTCTGGCAACCAGTACTATGTTGTTGGTTATAAGGGTTCTTCACCTTATGATGCAGGTCTGTTCTACTGCCCCTATGTACCCCTCCAGATGGTACGTGCAGTTGGAGAGAACACCTTCCAGCCCAAGATTGGCTTCAAGACCAGATATGGTCTGGTTGCTAACCCCTTCGCTGAAGGCACAACTCAAGGTCTTGGTAGACTCAGAGTTAACTCCAACCGTTACTACAGAAGAGTTCTTGTTAAGAACCTCATGTGATTCTGGTTGTTGTGGGGCAGGTTGCCCCACATGCCCTTTCAGACCCCCCACAAGGGGGTCTTTTTTATTGTCAGGATAAATAGTCATAAAACATAATGGCTTCCTCTCAGGTAAGAACAAGGCAGGCAACTAAAAGCACAGTTGCTACTTCTAAAAAAAATGAACTACAGAACAGGAATTTCCTGCAACCTCAAGGGTTTAGATTCCAAGTTGCTAGGGCACCAAAGGTAACATTCTTTGGTAATGCTGTGAACATTCCTGGTATGACATTAAGAACAACTGTTCAAACAACTCCTGGTCTTAAAGATATTCCTCTTCCTGGTGAAATTATTGATTTTGAAGATTTGAACCTTAGATTTTTGGTAGATGAGGATCTTCAAAATTATCAAGAAATTCAAAACTGGATGAGAGGTCTTGGATTCCCTGAAAGTTTACAAGAAATCTATGACTTACAAAATGAAAATTCAGTATTGAATAGAGAGAAAACAATGAACATCTATTCAGATGGCACATTGACTATACTTGATGCTATGCAGAATGAGAACTTCAAAGTAAAATTTAGTGATCTATTCCCATTTTCCTTGAGCACAATTCAATTTGATGCTACAATGGCTGATACAGAATACTTCACTGCTGAAGTCTCATTCAAGTATTTGAACTATACTATTGTTAAAGGTAGCGGATTTGTATGATTACTCTTGATAAGATTCAGGAGATGTGGGAAAAAGATGCAAAAATGGACCCAGATAATTTACACACTGAGTCTTTAAACATTCCAATCCTTCACTCTAAATATTATGAAATTTACAATAACATCTATCTGCTAAGAAAGAAAGCAGAGCAGCAAAGAAAAAACATAAGACATGAACGTTATGAATACTTTGCTGGTAAAGCAGACCCAGAAGTATATGTTCAAAATCCTTTTCCAAAGAAGATAAGGGACAAAGATACAATGCAAAAATATTTGGATGCAGATGAGAAACTTTCAGGAGTTTCTTTAAAGATTGATTATTATGAAACCATGTTATCTTATCTTGAAGAAATTCTTAAACAGATAACTAATAGAACGTATCAAATAAAAAACTCAATAGAGTTTATGCGTTTCACCTCAGGTTTAGGTTAATGGAAGACGATCAGTATTACAGAATTGAACTGCCAATAGAGGCAGTTCGCATTGTGCATACAGGTCTAAAGCAAGCAGTTGACAAATGGTCTGGTGGAGAACCACTAGAACAAGAAGATCTTATATCCATGAGAGACCACTTCTACAGAATTATACTGGAGCACAGTTTCTCAAGTCCCTAATAAATACTGTTAGGTGAAGGTTTTATCATGGCAGATTTGACTATTCAAAAGATCAATGAAGTCTATTTACAAGTAAAAACAGAACCTCATATTGAATATGAGTTAAGAGATAGATTCACTTTTGAAGTCCCTAACAAAAAATTTATGCCCCAATACAGAAGTAGGTATTGGGATGGATATGTACATCTATTCAATATGAAAACCAAGAGGATCTATGTTGGTCTTCTTGATAAAGTTGTTGCGTTCTGTGAGCAATCAGGATACTCATACCAATTTGAGGACAACAAATTTTATGGTCCTCCATTTGAAGTCAATGAAATGATTTCAGAAGAAGGTGTGAAAGATTTTATGAAAGCAATCACACCATTAAAACCAAGAGACTATCAGATTGATGCTGTACATGATGCATTGAGGTATAACAGAAAACTGCTTATCTCTCCTACTGCATCTGGTAAGTCATTCATGATTTACACTATTGTCAGATTCCATGTTAATGCTGGTAGAAAGATACTACTTGTAGTCCCAACTACATCTCTTGTAGAGCAGATGTTTAAAGACTTTCAAGACTATGGATGGGATGCTGAGAATCACTGTCACAGAATCTATGCAGGCAGAGAAAGAGTTAATACTAATGAAGTAACTATCACTACATGGCAGTCTGTCTATCAGTTAGATAGAAAGTTCTTTGAAGCATATGATGTAGTGATTGGTGATGAGGCGCACCTTTTTAAGAGTAAGTCTCTTGTAGGTATCATGGACAAGTTACATCATGCAAAGTACAGATATGGTTTCACAGGCACTTTAGATGGCACACAGACCCATAAATGGGTCTTAGAGGGATTGTTTGGTCCATCATACAAGGTCACTCAAACTAAGAAATTAATTGATGAAGGACATCTTGCAACTTTAGATATTCAATGTCTTGTTCTTAAGTATAAACCTAAGAAGTTTGATACTTATGAAGATGAGATTCAGTTTCTAATTGGTCATGAGAAAAGGAATAACTTTATTACCAATCTTGCTATTGATTTAAAAGGTAATACTTTGATTCTTTATAGCAGAGTTGAAGCACATGGTGCCATACTTTACGATATGATAAATAAAAAAGTCAGGGAAGGAAGAAAAGTATTCTTTGTTCATGGCGGTGTAGATGCTGAAGACAGAGAACAAGTAAGGGAAATCACAGAGCAGCAGAATGATGCCATCATTGTTGCTTCTTATGGAACATTCAGTACAGGAATCAATATTAAGAATCTACACAATGTAATCTTTGCCTCTCCATCCAAATCTCGTATTAGAAACCTTCAGAGTATTGGTAGAGTCCTAAGAAAAGGCAAAAACAAAGTGAAAGCAAAACTTTATGATATTGCTGATGATCTAACTTTGGGATCAAGAAAGAATTATACACTGAATCATTTTATTGAGAGGGTGAAAATTTATGTTCAAGAGCAATTCAATTATGACATCATATCAGTCAACATAAAAGACTAGGAGGAGTGTATGCTAGAAGATGATTTCTACTGTACAATCAAATTTAAAGGTGGAGATGAAATCTTTGCCAAAGTAGCAGCAGATGTGGATGATGATAGAACTATGCTTCTAGTATCAAATCCTATTGTGGTTGAAGAAGTAAAGTTAAGAGGAACAACTGTAGGACACAAGTTTGAACCTTGGTTGAAATCAACATCTGATGATATGTTTATGGTTAATATTGATGATGTTCTTACAATGTCTGAATCAGAAGATATTGAGATGATTCTGTATTATCAAGAGTATATAAGAAAGATGCATAAAGGTAATCATGCTCAGATAGATAGGAAGATGGGATATCTCTCCTCTGTTCAAGATGCTAAAGAGGTTCTAGAGAAACTCTATAAATCTAGCTAAGGCTCATCTTTCAAAGGCAACAAACCTAGTCTACTGGTAAAACACATAGTTGTCAACGTTTTGATTTCCTGTTATAATAATTCCAGTAGATAAATGATTATTATGCCCTTCTCTTATACTACTATGGCAAGACCTAAGAAATCAGAGCACTATGTCAATAACAAGGATTTCTTGGCAGCCTTAGAACAGTATGCGATTGATATTGAGAGAGCAAAGGAAAAAGGATTACCTAAACCACAGATTCCCAGATACATTGGTGAATGTTTCTTGAAGATTGCTAATCACCTATCATATAAACCTAACTTTGTGAACTATATGTTCAAGGATGATGTGATTTGTGATGGTATTGAAAACTGCGTGAGATATATTCATAACTTTAATCCTGAGAAGTCAAAGAATCCATTTGCTTATTTTACTCAA